TGATGGGTATATGTGGAAATACTTATATACATTATCTCCTGCTGATGTCTTAAAGTTTGATTCCACTAATTATATTAGTGTTCCTAGTGATTGGGAAACTACAACAAATTCAGAAATTGCAAGAATACGAGATAATGCAGTATCAGGAAGAATTGAAACAGTATTAATAGAATATAGTAATGTAACCTATCCATATTTTGGAACTTTAACTAATGTTCCAATTAAAGGTGATGGAACTTCTTCTGATGGCACAGGAAATGCTAAGGCTTCAATAGAATTTGATGAACAAGGAAAACCATCAAAAGTCACAGTTACAGATTTTGGAAAAAATTATACATTTGGAACTTTAGATTTAGATTCCATTTTACAATCAACTACTGCTGGAAGTAAAGCAATTTTTAATGTTATTATACCTCCATCAGGAGGTCATGGAGCAAACATTTACAATGAATTGGGTGCTTTTAGAACATTAGTTTATAGTAGAATTGAAAATGATTCAACTAATCCAGATTTTATTGTTGGAAATCAGTTTTCAAGAGTAGGAATTATAAAAGATGTTACAGTTAGTGGAAGTACAACTGTATTTTCTAGCAGTACAGGATCTGGTGTTTATGCAGTAAAGATAAATGAAGATGCTTCTGCAGAAGTTTATGATTCAGTTATGACCCAATCAAATACTGGAGCAATTGGCAATTTAATTAGTTATGATTCAACAACTAAAATTGTAAAATATATTCAACCAAGAACTAATAATATTGATACTTACTCTGTTGCATCTAATATTCAAATTGATTACAACTATGCAGACAGTGTAACAGGGATTCAAACTACTTCCAATTATAAATTGAGCAATTTTGATAATAGTACTTTTAAAATTGGAAGCAATTCATACACAGTAGATACAAGTCTTACTAATAATGCAAATAGTATTGTTATTGGACCAACCACCTATTATTTGGGACAAACATTTAATGGAGGTCTTTCATCTCCAGACATAAATACAAAGAGTGGTGACATTTTATATGTTGATAACAGGGCATCTGTAACTAGATCATCACAGCAAAGGGAAGACATCAAAATCATTTTAGAATTCTAAAAAAATGCCACAAAGTACTAATTTAAATAAGAATCCATATTATGATGACTTTAGCGATTCTAAGAACTTTTATAAAGTTCTTTTTAAGCCAGGTGTAACTGTACAAACAAGAGAACTAACAACTCTTCAATCAATTCTTCAAAGTCAAATTGAAAAATTAGGAAGCGCATTTTTCAAAAAGAACTCTGTAGTAGTTCCAGGAGGATTTGCATATGATTCTTCTTTTTATGCAGTTGAAGTAGAGAATACTTATAAAGGATCAAACGTAGAAGATTATTTTGAAAATTTAGTTGGGTATACTTTAACAGGAAAAACTTCCAGTGTTGTTGCAAAAGTAGAAAAAGTACTTTCAAAAATAGATTCAACAAGATCTAATACTACTCTTTATGTAAAATATCAAAAATCTTCTTCTGATTTTAGTACTAAAGTTTTCACTGACGGAGAAGAATTATCTTTAAATGAAAATATTCAACTTTCTAGTGGATCTATTTTAAGTGGAACTACCGTAGCTAAATTAGTTGCTCCAGTTGATAGATCTGCAACTTCTGTTGGTTCTGCTGCAAAAATTGAAGATGGTGTATATTTTGTTAGAGGATATTTAGTTAATGTATTAAAAGAAACAATTGTTTTAGATCAATATACAAATACTCCTTCATACAGAGTTGGACTTAATGTAGGAGAAGAAATTGTTAATGCAAATCAAGATTCTTCATTATATGATAATGCTCAAGGATTTTCTAACTATGCTGCTCCAGGAGCAGATAGATTTAAAATTGAATTAACATTGACCAAAAAATCTTTAAGTGATTTTAATGATGAAAACTTTATTGAACTTTTTAGAGTTGAAAATGGGTTATTAAAACAAATTGCTAATACCACAGAAAATTCCTTTATAACTGATATTTTAGCAAGAAGAACATTTGATGAGTCTGGAAATTATTATGTAAATCCATTTAATGTAGAAGCATTAGAATCTTTAAATGATAGTTTAGGAAATAATGGATTATATTTTGCAAGCCAAAATACTGAAAATTCAATAACACCATCAAATGATAATGGAGTTATTAAAGTTTCGCCTGGAAAAGCATATATTAAAGGATATGAAGTTCCTACAAATATAAACTTATTAAGTTTTACAAAACCAAGAACAACTAAGCATGTAGAGTCATCTTCATCAAGTTTTTATGCTGGTGACATATTAAAAGTCAATAATGTAAGAAGTATTGCAAATATTGGTCTAACAACAGATACTACTCTTCCCCTTTATGATAGAAGACTTTTAAATGGTGCACAAACTGGTTCTCAAATTGGAGTAGCAAGAATTTATGATTTTGAATCATATTTAGCTTCCTATATAAATCCTACTAGTCAATTTGATTTACGTTTATTTGATATTCAAACATACAGCAATTTAACAACAGATTCAAGTATATCTTCTGTTAATGTTGGAGATTATGTTATAGGAAATAATAGTGGGTCAACTGGATATGTTAAAGTATCTTCTGGATCTACTATCTCTGTTTATCAAGTTTCTGGGACATTTGTTAAAGGAGAAACTTTAACAATAAATGGCACTACATCAACAATTTCAATTGGAACAGCTACAAATTATTCAATAGATGATATTAAATCAGTTGCATCTGGATCATTTACTGCAGATGTTGTTTTATCTAAGGAATCTTCTTTAACTGGACCATTTACTTTATCTGTGGATGCTGGAATTGGAACAATTACTTCTAATAATGGATCATCTTTTGCTTCAAATTTAAAAGTAAATGATGTAATTAAATATATCCAAGTTGGATTTAGTTCTGATGTTTATGCAAGAATTAGTAATGTTTCAACAACCCAAAAATCAATAACTGTTATAGGAGTATCTACTGTAACTAATTTATGTACTGGATATTTGGGAATTGGTACTAATCTACAAACTATTTCTGTAATTAGGCCACAAATAATTCAAACAGATGATTCTTCACTAATTGCAAAATTAAATAAAAATAATATTTCTAATGTAGATTTCTTAAATTCAAACATTTATACAAAAGTTAGGTATAATTCAGTTATTAAGTCATCAACTACATTGACATTGCCAGATCTTTCTGGAACTGATTATGTTTATTCTAGTTACTACCCACAAAGATATGTTGTAGTTAATGCAGATAATTCTGTAGAAAATTTGGATACTGCTACTTTAACTCTTACTAGTGGAGGAAAAAATGCCCAGTTTACTGGGTTAAGTGCAGCAGCAGGTCCTTGTAAAGTTATTACAACTCAAATTAAATCTAATGTAACTGCAAAATCTAAAAAACTTACTAGATGCAGTTCAATTACGATCAATAAAACAAAATATACTCCCTCTAATAATGCTGGATTGGCTTACACTAGTGTGTATGGTGTAAGGGTTGAAGATGATCAAATTAGTTTAAATAGTTCAGATATTGTTCAAGTACATGGTGTATTTGAATCTTCTACAACTTCTGATCCAACTTTACCTTGGGTCTCTATTACAGGTCTTAATAGTCCTACTGCGCTTACTAATGACTTAACAGTAGGAGAACTTGTAGTAGGGTCTTCTTCTGGTGCAGTAGCAGTTTATGCTCAGCAAAAAACAACAGCACAAATTTATTTAATTTATAAAAATAATAATAAATTTGCTTTAAATGAAACTATAACATTTTCAGAAACTGGATATACTGCAACAATTTCTTCAGTAAATCCTGGTGATCCCAATATCCTTGATAATTATATTTTAGATAATGGACAAAGAAGTCATTTTTATGATTTTGGCAGATTAATTAAAAATAATTCATCTAAGCAACCATCAGGAAGATTAACTATCTTCTTTGATAATTTTACATATAATTCTAGTGATAATGGTGATTTAATTTCAGTCAATAGTTATCCATCCACTTTGGATAAAAATAAAATTGCAGTATTTGATGGAGTTAGGAATACTGATATTATTGATATTAGACCAAAAGTTACAAATTATTCAGCATCAACTTTAAGTCCATTTGATTTTGCTTCAAGATCCTTTAATACTTCTGGATTTAATGCAGCACAAATTTTAAAATCTAATGAAAACTTTATATTTGATTATGATTTTTACTTACCAAGAATTGATAAACTTACATTATCATCAGACAAAACATTCAATTTGGTATTAGGTGATCCAAGCGAAACACCAATAGAACCAAAAATTACAACAGAAGTTTTGGATGTTGCTACCATAATTAGTAGTCCTTATGTTTATAATATTTCT